AACTCAATTGCATAACTTATCATATGACTTTTAAATAAAGTACCAGTATTACGCCAACCATATTCTTGGAATACATTAGCATTTGCACCTATATCTTTTAAAAATAAAATCTGAGATCTAGGTACTAAATATCTTTGTTTTTTGCGATGAATCATATGTTGGATAAATAAACTAATGTTATTTTCCACAATAGTCCATGCATTATACCACTCAACAATCATCTCTAGACGCTCGTGAGTTTTAGCTATATCATCAAAGCGGCCACACCAGGCAGCTACTATTTTATCATGCTCAATAAAAGTTTCAACCTTTTCTCCATCATTACGAGTTACTTCAACCGGAGCTTTGTACACATAAATAGAACACAATGATTCTGAGGTAGTTGTTTTACCTTCACCCACGGGGTCAATACTTGCATAGTACATCCCAAACTCAGGATCTTTAACAGGCTTTTCCCATACTACTAATGTACCCGTTTTATCCTCAGTATTTTTAGTTATTGGAAATTCTGATATAGGTAGCTTATTAGTTTCTCTAGTAGCTACCTGACCTTTGTCATCCCTATATATATCTAAAAACTCATAAGCATACATTTTCTCCTCAATACGTCTTGTTTGTGCAGTAATAAGGTGACTAGGGAATACTGATACAGTTCTAAAGTCAAACGCTTCTTTGATATTTCTAGGATGCTGGGAGATACGTAACTGGTATTCTTGTGGATCTAGTTCACGCTTCCACTCAGCAAATTGTTCATCTAATGCTTTAAGCGCTTCCTCTACTTTAGAATTACCAAACTCATCTATATATGGTGGCATTGACCACTGCTCAGGAATAAATAACCCAGTTCTACCTATTTGCCCGGTCTCATCTATTAAGTTAGACTCAACACTATAAATATCATTTGCATCCGGGCGTGTAATCATTTTTTTAAGTGGCTCACATTGAGATAAATCCCCTACTGATCCTGCTGCTACAAACATACCTGTAGTCATAAACCCAGACTTCATAGCAGGACGGATATATTCAAAGGTTGTATCCATCTTAGGGGCAATACCAGCTTCTTCATGGAAGAAGTACTTACATGGTCCCCCTACTCCATTAGTAGGATCTTTCTCAAATGACATCCCTTGCATTACACCTTTAAGACCTACTTCTGATTTACGCTTATTAAGCGGATCTACAATTTCAATCTTCTGCTGCCACATCATAACCTTGTTAGGGTTCATTGGGCGGTACCATGCAGTATGTTTATTTAGGAAAGCCTCATATTCATTTAAGAATTTCCAAGTGCCTTTCTCATTAATATAATCTTTAAGACTAGCTCCCATCTTAAGAGTAATCCCTTCTTCAAACCATATCTGGTTAATTAGTTTACCAGCATGAAAGTAACTAGATGCAATCTGACGTTTCTTTAATATAGCGGAATGCTTATAGTTTAATTCTGCTAGTGACTCGTAAAGAGCCATATGATACTGAGCATCTCTGACATCAGCAAATCCAAACTTTTGAGTTTCTTTATTGAATATTGGTAGAAAGTTTAACCACATATAGTAATCACGTGGTATATACCAGCTATTACCATTGCTTTTATATATTACTCCGGTTCTACATTTATTCTTTTGGTCATTCCAGTAAATAATAAAATCTTTAGTTCCTTGAGGAGCTTTACAATAAAATCCTATATCATTAAATATTCTAGCCTGCTCATTAAACATTCTAGAAGTTTCATCAAACTGGTATTGCCCAGGTTCTTTAAAAATACTAAACACAAAGTCTTTAAACTCATCACGTGAATTAAAAGACGTAGTTGTCCACTCTCCGTTTTCCCATGTAGGTATTTCTATATTAGTACTCATTAAGAAGCTTTAATATTTCACTAAGTGCCTCATGGCGATGGTTATCATAAAGAACTACTTTATTAACCCAGTGAGATTTCTCTAACTTAGGTACCTCATGTATAGCAGACTCATTCTTAAACTTTAAATCTATTTGGTGAGGATCACCAGTAAAGATCATAATAGAATCCTTACCTAAACGTCCTACACACATCTGCAGTTGGGCTTTAGTAAGATTCTGAAATTCATCCACTATGCACACACAGTTATCAAAGGTTCTACCTCTAAAGTGGGTAAGAGATACAAGTTCTATAGCTTCCTGTTCTTCAAGCTTATTTAAGATATCCGGTTTATCATAAACCTTTCTCATATTAGACTTAATAGGTACAAGCCAAGGCTCCATCTTTTCTTTCTCAGAACCTGGTAAAAAACCATTATCTTCAGTAGATATAGTAGGTCTTGTTATAACAATCTTGTTTACTCTTCTCTTAAAGTACATATCAAGGGCCACTTGTACAGCAAGTAAAGTTTTACCAGAACCTGCATTACCCAATAAGAAGTTATAAGGTGCATTGAGAATTAATTCTTTTGCTTTCTTTTGCTCTTCAGATAGGGTAATAGAAAACTTAATGTCTCCTTTTGGAGCAGTCTTCTCAACGTTTTGCTTTGCCATTTTCTATAAGTTTTATTAGTGAGTCAATGTCTTTAGCCTTACTAGGTAAAGAATAACTGTTCATAAAGGTACTTAAATTATTTCTAGGTATAGCCATCCATTCTTCTGTTTCACAAGAATAGTAGATAAAAAAATCTGATAAGTTACATTTGGTCATACGCAAGCCCGGCTCCTCCTCTAGCCCTACCTTGTTGTTCTTCTTGAAGATCTTTATATGCGCCTTTGTAGGCTTCACGGATTTGCTGAAATTTTGCTGCTGTGTTAGTGAGCGCTGTAATGTTACCATCTCTCCCATCTGTTATACTTGTTGTGGCCATATAGTTTGCTAAACGGTCAAGCATTTGCTTAATACCATTATACGCCCTCATGGTCGGGGTTTCATATAGTTTTCTACAGAGATCTAAAGCACCTGGAATACCATCATCCTCAGGACTAAACTCTGCACTTATTTCTGCTAATATAATCTCTTCTTTGTCATCTTCAGCAAGATTAAAGAAAGGATTTAGATCTGGATTAGGACATGTCATATAAAACAAGTATTGATATATCTTAAGGTGATCCTCAGGATAATCATCCATAATCTTTTTTAAGGTTGTAATGGTATAGCAATGTTCACTAGGAACAATAACTTTATTCTGTATATCAAATAACTTTACTATCATCTTTTTATTTTTTATCTTCAACACCATAAAAATAGTAAGGACTGTTACCATAACTCCTATCTATTTTTTCAGAAGACATTTGTTTTTTAAATATTTTCAACTTAGGTGGATTATTCTTATCATACGGTATTATAAAATCAGGATTATGCCATCTTAATAAATTATTAGGTTGCACGCAAAAGTTACCATCTTCAAGTGCTATAAAGTGGTAACATTTACTATCTTGATGATTAGAGTAACCTAGATTTAACTCATTTAAGTCTCCTTCATAATCGTCTATTGTTGTAATATAAGTGCCAGATCGCCATTTACCATCTCTACAAAAAACATCTACTGTTTTATTTTGTAAAAAAGAAAATGTAGTAACTGCTATATTATTACTTTGGCAATCCCAAGATTGTAGCATTGATAGCCTTATTTGTTCATCCTCATTTAATAGATCAAAATCTTCTAAGTGTGTAAATGCTGAAATTGGTATATTCCAGAATATTGCTCCGAAAGAAGACTGGAAGTGAAAGTGCAATGGTCTATTAATCATTGATTTAACACCAAATATATAACCTGTTGTTAAACCTTCTTCTTGGCTTATATACTTATTACGAATATAACACTCTATAAAAGGAAGATTTGCATTAAGCTGCGCCATTATCTCTTAGCTTATTTATAATATTTATAACTTCTGTTTTTAGATATGGTACTTCATATTGTACTATTTTATCTACTACAGGCTCACCAAACTGGTCATATAACACAACACGATTATCATAAGCATCTTTACCAGCTTCTTTAAAAAGTATATGCTCAATAATCATTTTACCCGGTTTTAATCTTGGGTTATGTTTTATAATCATATACATATAAAAGCTTAGTTGCAATGAATAGTGGTTAAGATTACAATCATCCAAATGATTGACTGGATCAAGCATTTTATCAGTAATTCCTTCCCAGTTAGTGTAACCGGTGCTCTTAATTTCTTTATTTGTTTTATAATCATAGATGTTAACTTTACCATTAACCACCTCAACTCTATCTGCTTGTCCACATAACCCCGCACTCTTAAGATACACCATATGTTCGGGATATACACCATTACCAAGTTTTTGATCTGGTG